CATTCTCTTCTTTAATTGTTTTAGCTAAATCTGTTATTTCAGACATTATTTCTTATCCTTTGATACCTTGGGAGAACCAGAACCAACATAAAGACCAAACCATGCCGCACCAGCACCTACAATAACACTTACAAATGCACTTTGGGGAGCAGTAGGTTCTGGTAATGCCATAAACCATTCTGTTGTACGCCAGAACATAACTCCATAGAGAGTAATCAATGCTCTAGGCCATATACGCCAAGAATTAATTTTGTTTATAAGGTCATAGTTTACCATTTTCTAGCTCCTCAATTCTATTTGAGTTGTTTTTTATAGTTGTATTGTTATTTATAGGAGTTCGGTCGAAAATTATCTTCTCTAATTTAAGAAAATCTATACGCTCATTTGGAACGTATCTCCATATATAATCTCCATCTAATTCACCACCTACCTTTGTAACACCAAATACTGTCTGTGTAATACCTATTTTAACGATTAGAGCACGTTCCCCATCAAGCAGAACATGATCACCCTCTTGAAATTGCTTGTTCATACTAAACGCAATACCCTTGCTCAGTTTAGTAGCAAAGTCTTTAACCATAAATCCAAACACAACAATCAACACCATACCAATATAAGGCAGAATAAATTCTGTTACTTCTAGTGCAGCTGCATTTGGTGTTATAACGTCCATTATTGTTTAGCCTGTTCCTTTTTTTGTTCTTCTAGGTGTTCTATTAGTAACCCTATATAAACTTCCCTCTCCCAAGGCATCATATTATCTAATTCTGTTAAGCTCCAATTATGGTGTTGTATCATTGCAAAATTTGTTTTATAATAATTAGTCACAGAGTCATGAGAAAGGGCTAACCGAAAAAACTTTGAATACCCTCTATAACTACTTCACCTTTCTTTTTAGTTTTAGGATTAGTAACCTCAATAGAATGTGCAACTTTAGGCATAGTGTCAAAGAAATTTGTTAAGCTTTCAAATTGTTCAGTTGTAAGACTTTCGATAAATTCATTCAAATCAGATTCAGACATATCTATTTTACTATGAACAGTTTCACCATCATGAATCTCATGAACACATCTTTTAATCATATCAAGAACTTCATCAATTCCCGCATTCTCTCCACCATTCATACCTACCATATCATTAAGTGTAGGATAGTTCATTATAATTTTAATCTTATCAGTTATACTAATTTCATTAGTGTGGCCTAATTTCTGATTCACACCAACATCATCTAGATTAAGATTAGTTTTAACTCTAGTTTCATTATCATCTGGACATAGTAAATTTAATTCAATTTTCTCACCTACAGATTTACCTCGAATCCTTAAAAATAAAAATTCAACATCAAACATAGGGACATTAAATGGGTCTACTTTCTCATATGTACAGCTAGAAATAATTCCTGCTAACGCATCACGTATCTGTTTTTCATCTTCTGATTCAGAAGCCATCATTAATACTTTTTGTTCTTTAACTAAGAATGGTCGATATTTGATTTTTTCACCAGTTGATGGTTGCTCAAGTTCGTATACTTGAGACTTTAATTTAGGTAGTGCCATAATTATTCATCCTTTATTATAATCTATTTAATATTCTAGGTATGTTTCTAGAAATATTTCTCTCCGCTGAGCTTATCACAGTTTCAAATATTCTACCCATTATGTCTGGGCCTTGTTGATTTTGATCTAAGTTTGTCCAATATCTAAAAGAGAAAGATACGTTGGTTTTAATAATCTCTGTTGCTTCAGCAGCTGATAAAGTAGATGCTGTAATAGTTTTAGGGAAAACTTCCCATAATTTTAAACCATAACGTCTTACATCTTGTCTATCTAATAGATATATATCTATTTCACCAACATAATCATTATAGTATCCTATGTTCCAAGTCTTTTCATTAAATGCTTGTTTCTGCCAATTTTCAAAAAATACTCTCTCTTCTAAACCAGCACTTGCTTGAAAATCCATTGCAATTTCATCTGCATAAGTTACGCCCTCAACTATTTCTCTATCAGGTCCATAAACATTTGCTTCAGCAGCGGTTGTTAGTGTTCTTCCAGGTAATATAACACTCTCTACTCTCAAAGATATGTCTCTTACATTGGCACCCCTTTCTGAATTATTAAAAATATTTTCTTGACCACCACCACCTAATTTTGCGGGTGGACGAATCACAACCTCATACCTATTTGGTACAGCATATCCTTCATTTGAATGAAATGCAGATAATATATCATTCACTACACCAAATGCTGTACCTTCTATAAACTTTGCAAATGCCATTAGATCATTCCCCTAGAATCAGACCATACTTCTTTTGATGATGCTTTCTTAAATCTCTGTACAGGTAATAATGCAGCTATCATAAATTCATCTGCATCTATTCTGCGAAACTGCGACTTTGTTTGCTTAGACAAATATTTGTGTATGGTTGGTTGTATTAGTTTTATTTTTTTAAGTTTTTGATAATCAACAATCAACTTTGTGCTTTCATCAAATTGTGTGTTATTTGAGAAATCAACCAATCTATCCAATAATTTAATTCTTAATGGTAATGGTAAATAGTGAAAGTTAATTCCCAAAAAACCATCAGAGTATGCTTCTAATGGTAATACTAGTGGAAATGTATCGTAGTAAGGAAGTGTCTTCTTGAACTTAGGATCATAGAAGAACATATTCAACTTACCTACAAATGGTTTATTATTTCTTTTACCATCTCGTATCAAATCTAAAGCAGCAGGCTTACCAAACTCTTTGATTTTATCTTTGTACCATTGAGTAGATTTCGGTCTACCACCAGCTGCATCTAGAACGCTTTTTATGAATTTTGACTGTGCCATATAACTATTTATACTTTATGTTTAGATGATCTTCTGTTATTAATTTAAACTCCATATCATTATTATCACACCATTCAGTCGCATATTTCCATTTTGCTTCATTGACTCCCCAAGTCTTAACTTCACCATACCATCTTCTCGTTTTTCTTTTAGGTTGTTTTGGTGGTGGTGAGCATTGCTTCTTAGGTTTTACCTCAATAATGAATTTTTTAATAGAACCATCAGTCTGTTTTGTTTTTATATAGAAATCTGGGAAATAACGATGGATTTTACCGTCCCAAGGAGATAAATAGGGTATAATGATCTCTTCACTACCCCATTCAAGTATAGCACTATTGTTATCACAATACACCATAAACTTTCTTTCCCACAGAGAACGATATATTATGTTGCTTGGATTTCCTTTATACTTTTGGGTATTTCTTGGATTATATTTTCCTTTGTATGACATAACGTATAAATACTTTCAGTAAGAGTGTATAAGGATATTTAGACATGGTAGTATTAACAGGTATTACAAATTCCGTCCGTTCCACAATCGCAGGTAGATTAAACTCAGCAGCAAGTAGTGGCCTTGGTTCTCTCCGTAATACTACTATAGAAGGTGCTACTTCTGCCCTTGATGCCATATCAAAAAAAACAAAGTTTTCTACTACTGTTTTGTCATATCCAGCTAATGTTACTGATGATCCACAACAAGGTCATTATATAGTATTTAATGTTAATGCATTTACACCAGGAAAAGCACAATCACCAAAAATGAAGAAAGCTTTCAAGGAAGTTGCCGATCTTATAAAGAGAGAAGGGTTACAAGAAAGTGGTGATGAAGGTGCATTTCCACAAGTACCATCAAATCAAATAGAAGGTAGTGAATCTTTGGCCAATCAACTACCAGCATCCCCTTCATCAGCTAATGGTAGAAGTGGTAGATCACTATTAGCACAAAAACCGACGATTAGACAAGAAGCAGTAATATCTTTATATATGCCTCCCAGTGTACAGGTTGAGTATAATGTTAAATATGCAGACCAAGAAATTGGTACACTTGCAATGCTGGGTAGCGATGCAATAAAAGCATTTACAGGAACATCAGGTAATACTGAAACTAAACTAAAAGCAGTTGCAGATGCACTGGGCCCTGGTTCTAAAGAAGGAATTACAAATCTACTTAATGCAAGTTTAGACACTCTTGCTCCTGGAGCTAGAGCTTTACAGCAAATTGAAAGTGGTAAGGTTATTACTCCTAGAATGGAAATGATGTTTGAAGGTGTTGGTAGAAGAAGTTTTTCATACACATTTGCTTTTATGCCCAAAAGTGTTCAAGAGGCTAAAACAATAGAAAATATTATATACACATTTAAAGAA